TGGCGGCTCGCCGAGCCGATGACGGACGCCAACGCCTGGCACGAGCGGATGAAGGCGATCGCCTCGGCGCTCGGCTCGGATCAGTCGATCTGTGACTGGCCACGGATCATGCGGCTTCCTGGGTTCGTCAACTGGAAGCACGAGCAGCGGCCTCTGGCGGTGCTCAAGGACTGGGATGCCACACGCGTCTACCCGCTGGCCAAGTTTGCCAAGCAGGCGGCCCAGTCGGTCGTCGTGCAGCCCAAAAGCATGAGCGACCTGACGCGGCGGTTCCTCGAGGAGGGATTCACGCTCGCCGCCGGCCGCCGGCAGACGATGTTCACGGTCGCCTGCGACATGGCGGCCAGGGGCTGGGGCGTTGCCGAGGCCACGGCCACCATCATGGAGCGGATGCGTCGGGTGGGGCTGCGGCAGGACGACCTCGATGACTGCCCCAGACAGATCGCCAACGCCTGGAAGCGGACCAGGCTGCCAGTGCTGGGCTCGGCCGACGAGGCCGTGCCGGTGGTGGATGCCGCCGATGAGACGCCAACCCCTACGCTCTTGGACGCCATCCAAGCCTGGCGTGAGCAGGACGAAACCCCGGCCCTGCCGACCGGCCTACCAGGGCTCGACAAGCTATTCGGCGGCGGGCTGCCGCTCGGGCAGATGACGGCAATTGCGGCGGCCCCCGGCCTCGGCAAGTCGGCCCTCGCGCTGCAGCTCGTGCTGTCGTGCCTGCACGAGAACCCGGAGATGGTTGCGGCTTGGTGCCTCGGCGAAATGACACGCGCGGCCATCGCAGCCAGGGCCATCACGAACTACGGCGGACACGGCGAGAGCCTGAACCTTCAGGACGTGATTGCCAAGCGCGAGCCCAGCGACCGGATCGCCACTGACCTCGGGGCTGCGATCGGCAGCAGGCTCAAGCTCATCGAGGCCCCGCTCATCATCGACCGAATCGAGCGGGCCGTCGTCAAGGACAAACCTGTCCTATTGGTCGTGGACTATCTGCAGCTGGTCCGGTCGAACCGGCACTTCAACGACAAGACCGGCGAAATCAACGAGGTGCTGCTCAAGCTCCGCGAGATCACGACCACCCGAAACATCGCCACGCTCCTGGTCACCAACATCGCCAAGGGATGCGACGAGAACACCGAGATCGGCAACATCGGTAAGGGCTCCAACCAGATCGACTTCGACGTGGACAACTTCCTGTTTGGCCACCGGGCTGGAGAAACCGGCCCAGATGGTGAGTTGAAGATCCAGTGGAAGTGCAAAAAGCTGCGGCAGGGGCAGATGGGCGACGTGGATATGTGGTTCCACGGCCAGTACCAGCTGTTCGAGGACGCCGTCGAAATCCCCGAGTTTCCTGAGTTCAACAGCGACGCCACGAAGGGCAAGTGGAGCGTCATCTGATGGCGGGCAAGGCCACCGAAAAGACGGACAGCAAGGATGCCTCCAAGAAGGGCGAGATGCGTCGTCGCTGGCAGGCAATCCTTGAGGACGGCTCCCTGGCCGGCTTGGGGTCAGAAGGGCGTCTGGTGGCCTCCTACGTCCAATTCTGGGCCAAGTTCGAGACGTGCGAGATCCGGTTCTCGATGCGGTACGTCGCCAAGTACCTAGGTGTGCAATTGACCACTGTACGCAGGGGCGTCAGCCAGATGGTCGATGGCGGCATTTTGGAGGTGACGAATGCCTCCGCTGGAGGCGGTCGGACCACCTACGTGGTGGTCGATCGTACAGAGGTTTCTGAGTCAGACCCGCGCACGCTACGTGCGCAGGGGTGCGCACAAGGCGTGCGCACCCCGAACACGCTACGTGCGCAGGGTGCGCACGCTACGTGCGCGGCGCGCGCACAACCCGTGCGCGGCGCGCGCACGCTATGTGCGCGCAATAAATACTTATTCATTGATTCTCCAAAAAGAATCAATGAAGGAATAAGTGAGGACACGCCGGATGCCGGTCATGGACCGGCACCGTCGTGCCTCACCACACCGGACACGGCTGCCGGCGAGGCTGCTGCTGGTTGACAACGCCTGTACACCATCGGGAGAGACTCATGGACGAGACGACGACACAAACTCAGACGCTGACGACCAGGCAGGAGGAGGTGCTGGCGTTCATTCGCCAGAACTCGCACTTGTACGGGCCATCGGTGCGAGAGATCGCCGCCGGGATCGGCGTGAAGTCGCCGAACGGCGTCGTTTGCCACTTGAAGGCCCTGGAGCGAAAAGGCTACGTGCGTCGCATCAAGGGCAAGGCCCGTGGCCTGGAGGTGACGACGTGACTGAAACGCCTCCACCGCCACCGTCGCCTGGCGTGCTCGCCTCAATGTGTGCCCGCCACGCATGGTCGAACGACATCGACGACAAGAGCCGGCAGCTCCTGGAGTGGGCCGCCGACACGATCCGGCTATGCGTCAACCAGAGCCACCGATCGGCAAGCCGGGCCGAGAAGCTCGAAGCCGAGCGTGACCACCTGCTCGAGTACGTGGCGGCGTTGACGGGAGCGAAGAAGTGAAGGCGAAGTTGACATTCACGCTGCCCGACGACGAGGCGGAATTCCAGTACGCCCTCGCCGGGCGTGATGCGCTCATCGCCCTGGAACGAATCAACAATTGGGCGCGTGAGCTCGTGAAGTACGGCGAGATCACCGACGACGTGCGCAAGGTGCTCGAGCAGCTCAGGCGCGACATGATCCCGCACGAACTGACGGAGAAACTGCGATGACCGTCCACGACCTAGTGCTTATCGCAATTGGCGAAATTGTCCTGGCGGCGACGTTTGCCCTCGGGATTGTGGTTGGTTGTTCTCTCAGGCGAAAGGATTCGACATGACGACTGCGACCAAGACGAAGACGGGTGGCATCACGCTGGACGCGGCGACGCTGAAGGCGGCTTTGTTCGACGTGCTGCGTGCGGTGCCGGCGAAGTCGCCGAAGCCCGTGCTGCAGAACGTGCGGCTCGGCGACGGGCTTCTCTCGGCGACGGACCTCGAAGTGCGGATCGACCGGGAGATCGACTACCACGGCGATGCGATCCTGCTGCCGGCGGCGAAGCTGGCGGCGATCCTGAAGGCAGCCGCCGGTGACGAGGTGACGCTGACGCCGAAGGGTGCGAGCATCACGGTGAAGGTCGGCAGAGGCTCGTGGACGCTGCCGACGGAGGACGCTGCGGAGTTCCCGACCGACACCACGGGCGAGCTCAAGGCGGTGTGCCGGCTGCCTGCGGACCAGTTCCGGCGGGCCGTCCATGCGACGGCGTACGCGTGCGACAGCGAGTCGTCCCGATTCGCCCTCGGCGGCGTGCTGATCGACGTGACGAAGGGCAATCCGACCTGGGTGGCGACTGACGGCCGCCGGCTCTCGTGCGTGGAGACGGAGACGGACCAGGCGGTGGACGACTCGCAGACCATCGTGCCGGCTCGGGCCGTGCTCGTGGCTGCGACGCTCGCCCACGGCGAGGGCAGCGTGCAGGTCGAGGCCAATCGCAGCGACGTGCGGTTCACCATGGACGGTGCGACCGTGACGGCGAAGCTGCTCGACGGAAAGTTCCCCCGGTGGCGTGACGTGGTGGGCGAGGTCGATGGCGACCCCAGCGTGCTGCAGGTTGCCGAGCTCCTGTCGGCGGTCCAGTCGGCTGCCATCGTCACGAGCGAGCAGTCAAAGGGCGTCGATCTGACGTGGTCCGCGTCTGGCGTCGTCATCTGTGGCCGCTCGAGCGAGTACGGCGAGAGCAAGGTGAAGTGCGACCTTGTGACGCCTGGCTCGACCTCAGCGACGAAGCTTGACCCGCGATTCCTGTCGCAGTTCCTGGCCCACATCCCGAGTGACGAGGAGCCGCAGGTGGACGTGTACGCCACGGATCCCCAGAGCCGGGTGCTGCTCAAGTGTGGGCCGTACACGGGCGTCATCATGCCCCTTGCTGCGGAGTGACGCTATGAAAACGTACGACGTTGAGGCCCTGCACGCCGGCTGGCTGGCAGGCGAAAGCGTGTCGTCACTGGCCGGCAGGGTTGGCGTCGGCATGACCACCATTCGCAACCTGGCGACGGCCGGCAAACTGCCGTGGCGTGCATCGCAGCGAGACGAGGAGCCCGAGGCACCGTCGCCAGAGGAGGACGCAGCCAGCGGCGACTCGCTGCAGCTGTCGCCGTGGGTGCAGTCGAGAATCCGGGAACTGCGGATTCACGAGCTGCGAGAAAAAGGGCCCCCCCTAGTGCGCTACTGAGCGAACGTCGCGTCACTCAGTTTGCTTGACGCCCCGCCTACCGTGAGTCACATGCGGCCGCCCGTCGCGGCCGAGTCACGGAGGATTCGCCATGAGGTTCCTGTTCGCCCTTGTGTTTTCCTGCGTCGCTGTCACGGCCACGGCCGACACGACGATCTACGCCCGCAAGGTCGTGTTCGGCTCGGCCCAGGCCGACGCTGACGAGATGGCCCGCACGGGCATCCTGCGGCACTGTGGCCGCAACGGTGGAAGACGCGAGGGCATCGGGTGCGGCTCGACGCCTGAGGCCGCCGAGCGTGCGTGCTGCTACTACGGGCGGTATCGCATCGTCGAGCGTGGCGTGGCCTACTCGCCCGTGCGGCGGCAGTGGTTCGCCTGCATCCGCTACGAGTGACGCCGTGCCTGTCACGTTCGAGGTGCCGGGCGACCCCGTTCCGCAGCCACGGCCACGAGTCTCGACTGCGGGCGGGTTTGCTCGGGCGTACGTTCCGGCAAAGCATCCGGTGCATGCGTACCGCCAGGCGGTCGCCGCCGCTGCTCGAGCTGCCGGGGCCGGCGTTCACGGCGAGCCCGTGGACGTGGTGATCGACCTTGTGTTCGCCCGCCCCAAGTCGCACATGCGGAAGTCGGGCGTGAAACCGGACGCACCCAAGACGCCACGAATTGACCTCGACAACTGCGCGAAGGCCGTGCTGGATGCACTGAACGGCGTGGCGTGGGAAGACGACTCGCAGGTCACGCGGCTGGTGGTCGGAAAGACATACGGCACCGATGGGCGCACGACCGTGCGAATAACGTGAACGTCGAAGACTGCCTGTTGCACTCGCTGGACGGCGTCGCCAGGGGTCACGCCCTGGACGTTGGCGCGAACGTCGGCCAATGGACGCACATGCTGGCGGCCGAGTTCGCGTCGGTCACGGCGGTCGAGGCCGACGAGCGTGCGTACGCCGTGCTGCGCGGCCGCCTGCCGGGCAACGTCGTCGCTATCCACGGAGCGGCGTGCGACTACCACGGAGCGGCCACGCTGTACCAGCGTCCGTCGTCGGAGCAATCGTCGCTCTTGCAGTCGCACCCAATCGGAGCGAGCGACTGCGGGTCCGCGCCGGTTCAAGAGCGTGTGATCGTCAATGCGTTCACGCTTGACGACCTGTGCCCAGGCGGCGCGGACTTCGTGAAGATCGACATCGAGGGTGCCGAGGCCGTGGTCTTGTCAGCAGCGCCGGCGACGACCTGGAGCCGGGCCACGTTCGTGGTCGAGTGCCATGACACTTTTTCCGCTGTCAGCGAGCAGCTGCGGCGGCTTGGCAAATCGGTGGAGCTGGTGCGGCATCCTCATGCGACAGCACACCCAGGCCACTGCTGGGCGATTGGCAGGCCGGGAACAACCAATGAAAGTCCCTGACCACCTGATCTATCCGATCGACTACTTCGCAAACGACTTCAAGATCCTGCACGACATCGGCGAGCAGGTGTGGTCCGACGCCAGCGTGGCGTTTGTGGGCCTGGCCCGCAACTGCGCCCAGCACCTTGAGGCCAATCTCGGCAGACTGCTCAGGCTCGTGCAGAACTGCGGCCAGTGGCAGCTGCACGTCGAGACAAACGACAACACAGACGACACCGATCAGGCGCTTCTCGACTTCTGTGCGGCTTACCGGCAGGCGACGTTCACAAGCCAGCGACTTGGGCGTGCCCAGTACGGTGCCGAGTTCGCCGGCCGTCGCACGCAGGCCTTGGCCGAGTACCGCACGGCGTGCCAGCGATGGGTGCAGGAACACGCCCGGTACGCGGACTTCGTCGTCGTGATCGACTTCGACGCTTGGGGCGGTTGGAGCCACGCCGGTGTAATGCACGGCGTCGGTGCGCTGCAGTTGACGCCAGATGCCTGTGGCATGGCCAGCGTGTCGCTGCTTGAGCACACTCATGTGACTATGGGCGAGAACAGCACGCCCAAAGTCGCGCTCGGCTGGCTGCACTACGACGCCTGGGCCCTGCGGCTGAACTCGGCGTGGGATGACTACACCGCCGGGCAAGGCGTTTGGAAGCACTCCTGGCTGCCGATGGTGGGCTCGCCGCCCGTGCCTGTCGTGTCTGCGTTTGGCGGCATGGCGATCTACGACACGCACGCTTACCTGAAAGGCACTTACAACGGCAGCGACTGCGAGCATGTGCCGTTCCACGTCACGATGGCGAAGGCGACGGGGCAGCGACTGTACCTCGACCCGGCCATGCGGATGGTGATGCACTGGCTGCCGGAGGCCGACGATGGCGGGCAACACCGCAACGATTAGCGTGGCGGCCTTTCGCGTGGACTGGAGCACGCACATGCCCATGCGGGCATTGTGCGAGCGGTGGACGATCACCCGCGACCAGGTCATTCGCCTCGCCGAAGTGTGGCATCTGCCGCGCCGGCACGACCGGAAGCTGCGGGCAAAGCCCGTGCGTCAGCGCGACCCGACGACGACCGAGATTCAGCAGGCGTGCCTGGCCATCCAGGCGACTTGGGACGACCGCACGCGGGAGGAACGGCGTGTCACCAAAACTCGGTCGTTCATCGTCGGCCCGCTCAAGGTTCCCGACGACGTGCGCGGATTCGTGGACGACTTGAACCGCGAGGTGCAGTGGTGAAATCGCCGCGAGACTACGTCGAGCGTCGCCTCGTGATCGAGTACGGGCGGCGGTACATCTACGCCTATATGACCAGCGGCGACGGCAAGATCGTGGGCGACAACGAGGAATCCTGGCAGCAGCCGTATGTGCTGGACATCAGCGAAGTTCGTGAGGAGGCCAAGGATCTCTACGACTGGATCTGGCAGCACATGACCGACGCCGTGAACGGCACGCTGCAAGAGGGGGACGAGGACGCGCCAGAATCGGACTAGGAGGACACGCCATGCCACAGTTCGAAATGACGGCCCAAGAGCAGGCCCAGTACGGCAACACGCTCAACATCTGGCAGGCGATCAAGCTCCTGCAAACGTGGTCGCCGCTGATTGCCTACGGCCAGCGGTTCGTGCAGACGGTTGACCCGTATGCAAAGAGCCTGATCGTGAGCGAAGCCTGCGAGTGGCTGGCGTCGAAGACGGACGCCACGACTGACGACCAGCTCGTGCGGCTCCTGGCCGACGTGGCCAAGACGAAGGAGGGCGAGCAGCTCATCCGGTTTTGCCTTCTACAAGCGGGCGTTGCGTGATGAACGATGAAAGCCTCATTCGCCTTGCCGCCGTGGTGGCGGCGGCTGCTTTGCTGGCCGCGCCCTACTGGGAGCGGATCGCTGGCTGGCTCGCTCAGGCCGCCGCAGCCGCCGGCCAGCACCGCGCCACCCTCGGGCGAATCGCCGCAGCCGGCCTGATCGTGGCCGCAGCGTGGGGCAAGTTGCCAATGCCGTCGTTCAGCCCAGTGTCAGTGCCGAGCGTCACGGTGCCCGAGCCCAGCAAGCAGCTGCGGGACAGCGTCGGGCCCATCGCCACCGCCCTCGGCACACTCTCGCCGGCAGACCGGGCCCTGTGGGCGGCGACCTGGGCGAAGGCCGCGCTCGTTGTCGAAGCCGAGGGTGCCACCAGCGTGGCTGTGCTCACCGATACCGCGTCGCTCCGCGTGCTGACGGTGACGGCCCTCGACATCGCATGGCGTCGGATCGGCAACGTCGCTCCTGGCAGCGTGGCAGGGCTCAAGGAGGCCGTCGAGGCGGCCATGCGGTCTGCACTCGGCCTCGACAGCGTGCCCGTCACGCCCGACGTACGGGCCCGCTACGCCGAAGTGGCACGGGCGATCGCGTGGGCGGCCACGGGAGGCTGAGCCGTGGCGAGTCATGCGTTCGGCTACGTGCCCGATCCCGAGGGCTCTGCGGCGTTCGTCGCCACGCTGCCGCATCCAACGCTCGCGTCGGCGGCCCCCGGCTTCCGGGTTGACGACCGCCGCGAGGTGATGCTGTACCCGGCCCTGCTCAAGTGCCTGCCCAACTGGCGGCGCGGTTCGCAGGGCGACGTTGGCAGTTGCGTTGGCTGGGGCGCGGCTCTCGCGGTGGACTTCGTGGCGGCGTGCGACGTGGTGCATCGCCACGAGCCCGAGGTGGTGCGGGCCCGCACGGTCGAGGCGTCGCTCTACGCTGCCAGCCGGGTCGAGGCTCGCGGGCTCCGCGTCAACAACGGCGGCGACGGCAGCACGGGCTTCCATGCGGCGAAAGCCATCCGCGACTTCGGGGCTCTGCACTATGGCATCGACTACGGCGGCGTGGTGATCGCGGAGGCCGACAAGGCCCAGCGCGACCGCACCTGGGGCCGAATGGGCGTGCCCGACGAGCTCGAGCCGTTTGCCAAGCTGCGGCGGTGCAGCGAGACGACGCTCGTTGTGGATTTTGAGCAGGCCGCCGCGGCGATCCAGAACGGTTTTGCGTGCGTGGTCTGCAGTGGTCAAGGCTTTTCCATGTCAAGGGACGACATGGGATTCTGTCGCCCTGGTGGGGTGTGGTGGCACGCGATGGTTCTGGCGGCTGTGCGCTGGGGCAAGCGGCCCGGCCTGCTCTGTTTCAACTCATGGGGCGACTCCAACACCGTCGGCAAGCACTACCCCGAGACGATGCCCGTCGTCGTCCGCAACTGCTCGTTCTGGATCGACGCCGATGTATGCACGCGGATGCTCTCAGGCCGCGACTCCTACGTCTACGCCGGCTACAGCGGCTTCCAGCCGACGCAACTCCCTGACTGGACTGGAGACGTGCTGTGAGGTTCCTGCTCGTGTTCGTCGTGGCGATGGCTGGCTGCGTGGCGACGCTGCCTGACGATCCGACCGTGTCGGCCGACCTCGCGGTGGAGACGGCGCGGGCCGTCATGGCGTTGCGGCAGGAAGTGCCCCCCCCTGCACCGGGCCCGAAGCCGGGCGACAGGTGCCCGAACTGCGACGGGCGAGGCTACGTTGGCGACGGCACGGTGCGAGTGAAGTGTCAGCCATGCGACGGTGGCGGCAAAGTGCTTGCGAGCGTCTGCGTGGAGGGCTGCAAGCCGTGACGCTCAGCGACCTCCAGACATACGTGTGGCGACGGCTCGGCATGAGGAAGTTCCTCGTGGGCCGGGCGACGTGCGATGACTTCGTGCAACTGGCGGTCGAGAACTGGGCCGGGCAGTTCATGAAGCACGCCTTAGATCAGCGCGAGCGCAACGTGGTGTCGGGCGTCATCGTGGCCGACATCAAGCGGGCCCACCAAGTGATGAGCGGGCGCGAGTCAGCCGAGTACGGCATGATCTGGGCCCTGGTGCTGCAAGCCGTCGCATCTGCCGTCGTACAGTTGATTTTGAAGTGGTGGCTTGAGCGGCGAGCCAATCGCGTCCTGCTCGCGGTGTGGCAGCAGGAGGCGACGAAGTGACGGCCGAGACGAAGGAAACGCTGTTCGGAATCTTGGAGCGGTGGGGCTTCCCTACGCTGGTAGCCTTGGCGTTGGCGTTTTTCATTCGCCAGGATTTGCTCCTGCCCTTGCTCGAGGAACACCGGCTCACGCTCAAAGAGATCCGCGAGACGCAACGCGAGCTCGCCCACGCGGTGACGGAGCAGACGAAGCTCTTGTATGCGTTGCAACCCAAGGCCATGACGAAAGCCGAGTGACATGTCCTCCTACGAACAGACCCCCGGCACGCTCGGGCTTGCGTTCAATCGCGGCGACGACTTCTCTACGCTGATCGACTTTTCGATCACGATGACCGGCTACACGGTCACGGCCTCGATGTATTCGCTCGTCAGCGGCGAGACGGTGCAGGCGTTCACCGTGACCGCAGCATCGGCTGCGAACGGCCAATACAACATCGCCCTCACCGACGCCCAGACGGCCGCGATCCCGCGCGGCACCTACGGCTGGCGTATGGTCTGGACGGAAAACAACGCCACGCGGACGGCACTCACCGGATTCGTCGAGGTGTTGTAGTGGCACAGATCACGGCAACCGTCAGCGGCGCGGCTCCGATCACGGCGAGCGTCGGCGAGACGCAGATCGACGTGGCGGCCAGCAGCACTGCCGCGACGGTGGAGGTTGCGGTTAGCGGTGGGTTCGGGCCGAGCGGCGCGAACGGGGCGGCCGGCCCGCAAGGCGAACCTGGCGACCCCGGCGAGTTGCCGCCCGGCGACGAGGGCCAAGTCCTCACCTACGTCGACGGCGTGTGGATCGCCGCGGACTCCACGGGCGGCAATCCGTTCGACCAATCGCTCGACACCACCGACTCGCCGACGTTCGCTGGCCTGACGCTGACCGGACCGACGCAGGGCATCTCGTATGACGACCTCAGCGATCTGCCGTCGCTTGGCGCGGTGGCGACCTCCAACTCATACAACGACCTAGACGACCTGCCGTCGCTGGGCGCGGTGGCGACCTCCAACTCGTACAACGACCTAGACGACCTGCCGTCGCTGGGCGCGGTGGCGACCTCCAACTCGTACAACGACCTAGACGACCGGCCGTCGCTTGGCGCGGCGGCGACCTCCAACTCGTACAACGACTTGTCCGATCTGCCGTCGTTGTTCGACGGGGATTACAACTCGCTGAGCGGAACTCCGTCGCTGGGTCTTGTAGCGACCTCCAACGCGTACAATGACCTAGACAATTTGCCGTCGTTGTTCGACGGGGATTACAACTCGCTCGCAAACCGGCCGTCGCTGTTCGACGGGAACTACTCGTCGCTGAGCGGAACTCCGTCTACGTTCGCACCCGTGACGGCATCCAGCAGCGTTATTGGCGGCGTGCGCGTCGGGACAGGGCTCTCCATTGACGGCGACGGGATTCTGTCTGCCGACGGCCAGGCGTGGTCAACGATTACCTCGACGCCGACCAGCCTATCGGGCTACGGCATCACGGACGCGGCAAGCGCGACGCACACACACGCGGCCAGCGACATCAACTCTGGCACGCTGTCGATTGACCGCATCCCCACCGGAACAACGTCCACGACGGTGTCTCTCGGCGATCACACCCACGCCCAACTGCACGACCGCTCGCACGCGATCACGTCCACGAGCGACCACACGGCGACGGCGTGGCGGGCGTTCTACAGCAACGGCTCGGGGCAGATCGTCGAACTGGCCCTCGGGGCGCAGGGCACGGTGCTGACGAGCGGCGGCGCATCGGCCGCGCCGACCTTTGAGACGCCCGCCAGCACGACGCCCACGGTCGCCTCGCCGTCGCAGATCACGTCCAACCAGAACGACTACGGCGGTGCGACGGCCAGCATCAACAGGCTTGACGCCGACGCGGCGCGGGACATCACGGGGCTGTCCGGCGGATCGAGCGGATTGACTCGCGTGCTCATCAACGTCGGAAGCAACGCCATCACGCTAAAGCACCAGTCCACATCCAGCACCGCCGCGAACCGCATCATCGTCCCGTGGGCGTCGGACTATATCCTCGACCCGTCGTATGCGGCGGTGCTCGTCTATGACGCGACGACGAGCCGGTGGAGGATCATCTGATGTATTCCGCGATGCGAGGTCTGGCTAACGCTCCGTGGCCGTTTGTGTTTGATGGCCTGGTGCTGGCGAACAACACGGCAAACGCCGACGGCACCTCAAACCTGACCACTGGCGTGACCACACACACCAAGACCGGGTGGACGCAACTGTTCGCTAGCACCGCGGCACGCGCGGGTCTGATGTCAATCAACATTCAGCAGCAGAACGTCAGCGCGGCGAACAACTCCACGCTCATAGACATTGCGACCGGAGCCGCCGGCAGCGAGACGGCGATTCTGTCGGACCTGGCCGTTGGTGGCGCGATCTCGGCTGGCGGTGCCTACACGGGCATCTCATTTTTCGTGCCGGTGCGTATCGCCGCTGGCACGCGCGTCAGCGCCAGAGCGCAGACGGCCGTAGCGTCGCGCAACGTGACGGTGCATATGGCGCTCTACAACCTGCGGAGCGCGCTCACGCTGCCGACGAGCGTTGACGTTATCGGTACCAGCACCGCGACGAGCGCGGGCACCGTAATGAGCGGCGCATCGGGGACGTGGGTGCAGATCACCGCGTCCACGTCGCAGTTGTACCGGGCGATCCTGCTGATTCCATCCATCGGCTCCACCAACGTGACCACCGCCAACACGGACATGGACGTTGGCATCGGCGCGGCCGGAAGCGAGGTTGTGATCGGCACCGTGCCTATGCGATACGTCAGCAGCGAACAGGCAGGCAACCCAATCGAATCGCCGTATCTGCCGATGGCGTACCAGATCCCCGCAGGCTCGCGGCTCGCAGTGCGGCACCGGCTCGCGAGCAATCCCGGCGGCGCGGCCGTATGCCTAATCGGAGTCCCGGCATGACGTGGTACATGGTTCACGACGCGAACACGGGCCGCGAGGTGTCGCTTGGCACGGTCGTCGCAGACCCGCTGCCGCAGGGGCTTGCGTCTGTTGCGTTGTCCGACGCTGACGCATCCGCGATCCGCGAGGGGCGAGCGGCCTGGGACTCTGCGACTCGCAGCGTCGTGGCTCTGCCGCCCGTCGTGCCCGAAAGCGTGACGCCGTACCAGTTCCGCGTGGCGCTCCTCAGGGCTGGCGTCTCGCTCGCCCAGGTGGACGCCATGATCGACGCGCTGCCGCAGCCGCAGCGAGACGAGGCCCGCGTCGCGTGGGAGTATGGCCTCGAGGTGCGGCGAGATCACCCGCTGATCGCACAGTTCGCGGTGGCGCTCGGCATGGACGAGGCGGCGGTCGATCAGGCGTTCGTCGAGGCGGCGAGGTTGTGATGCCGCAGAGAATCCCCCCCCACCGCCCTCTGCGACTGCGTACGTCCAGAAAGCGCGACGACTCGGCTAGGCCCAACGCGGCAGCTCGTGGCTACTGCGACAAGCGGCACAGGGCGTGGAGGCAGGCAGTGCTGACCAGGGATGCCTGGCAGTGCCGAGCGTGCGGCCGTGTTTGTGCCGGGCCCCTGGAGGCCCAGGCCGACCACCTGGTGCCGATCGCTCAAGGTGGAGAACGCTACGACGTGAACAACGGACAAACGCTGTGCATTCGTTGCCACGGACGAAAGACTCGAGGCGAGCAACGGCAGGCACGCACGCAGACGCAACAGGATGCGATCTAACGGCAGTTCGATCGAGCAGCGTGACGCTGCCAGCCAGGAATCGACACGTCTGACGCGACGCTGAGCGAATTGTGAGGGTGCATCGAATCATCCCAACTTGCCTTTTTAAAGACGCCGGTCGCCTGCTCCGTAAGCGCGGCCGCAAGTTTCCGCAAGGTTTTTGACACATGGCCAAACGCGGTCCAAAGCCAACGCCCGCAAACGTCCGACGGATGCTCGGCAACCCCGGCAAGCGAAAGATCCGGCCCGACCTGCCGGCACCGCCCGGGACGCCGCCGATGCCGAAGCGGCTCATGGTCGAGCCGGTCGCCGTGGAGAAGTGGCACGAGCTGGTGCCGATCCTGGTCGGCCTTGGCACGTTGACGACGGCCGACGGCGAGGCGTTGGCTACTTTGTGCGAGGTGTACGCTGCGACCCAGGCGTGTCTGCTCGAGCTGCGGGCGAGCGGCCCGGTGATGAAGACCGACTTGGGTGGCGTCAAACCCAACCCGGCCGGCCCGTTATATCGCAGTTTAGTGGCGCTCCAGGCGTCGCTAATGGCAGAGTTTGGACTGACTCCGAGCAGCAGGGTGCGACTTGGTGGCAAGGAAGAAAAGCCAACCGACGAAGTCGAAGAGTTCTTCAAGCTCCACGGGGCGTGAGCTCTGCAAAGAGGGCCAGGCCAAGTACGAGCGGGTCGTCCATTTCTTCGAGCGCATCCTGCGTCACAGCAAGGGGCAGAACGCCGGGCAGCCGTTCAAGCTGCTGCCGTGGCAACATCACGTCCTGCGTGAGTTGTTCGGCCGACTGCGGCCCGACGGCATGCGTCAGCATCGCGTGGGGTACATCGAGCTGCCCAAGAAGCAGGGCAAGTCAACGACGCTCGCCGGCATCGCCCTCTACATGACGGCGTTTGACTCGGAGCCTGGTGCCGAGGTCTACGGTGCGGCCTGCGACCGCGAGCAGGCTGGCATCATCTACCGCGAGGCGGCATCGATGGTGCGGGCGTCGCCGGCACTGAGCAAGCACCTCGAGGTGATCGACAGCCGCAAGACGATCGTGCACAAGAAAAGCAATTCGTTCTACCGGGTTCTGAGTGCAGATGCGTTCCGGGCCGAGGGGCTGAATATCCACGCGCTGCTATTCGATGAACTCCACGCACAAAGGGACCGACGCCTCTGGGCTTTCGCCCCTGGCCGAGAGGCTGGGGGCGAAGGCCCGGCACAACAAGAGACGCACTCAGGTACGGTGGAGCTGCTAGGAGATCGCCGCTCATTCTCTCGATCACCACGGCGGGCTACGACCGCAAGAGCATCTGCTGGGAGCAGCACGCATACGCCGAGCGGTGCATCGCGGACCCGACGGTGGACCCGTCTTTCTTCGGCTGCATCTACGCCGCCTCGCCCGAGGACGACTGGAAGGCGGAAGCGACCTGGCACAAAGCCAACCCGTCTCTGGGCCACACGATTACGTTGGAATCGTTTGCTGCCGATGCCCGCGAAGCCGAGCAGTCGCCGTCGAAGTTGAACGCATTTTTGCGGTACAGACTCAACGTCTGGACGACGCAAGACGTGCGGTGGCTCTCGCCCGACAACTGGGCAAAGTGCGGCAAACCGCTGGCCGGCGACCTCGAGCAACGGGAGTGGTACGCCGGGCTGGACCTGGCGAGCACATACGACCTGTCTGCATTTGTGCTCGTGAGCCAAGCCGAGGACGGCACCTTCGACGTGCTGCCTTATTTCTGGGTGCCGCAGCAAAACGCCGCCGAGCGGACGCTGAGGGACAAGGTGGACTACGTCGGATGGATTCGAGACGGCTTTATCCGGGCCACGGATGGAAACGTCACCGACTACGACGTGATCCGGCGCGACATTGTTGAGTTGTCGCAGAAGTTCAACATCCGGCAGGTGGGCATTGACCGCTGGAACGCCACGCAACTCGCCACCCAACTGCAAGGGGAAGGTGTGAATGTGACAGGATTCGGTCAGGGCTACGGCTCCATGTCGAGCCCGAGCAAGGCTTTCGAGAATTACGTGCTGTCGGAGCGGATTCGCCACGCTGGCCACCCGGTGCTGTCGTGGATGGCGGCCAACGTGGCAGTGCAGAGCGATCACCAAGGCAACATCAAGCCGAGCAAGGCCAAGAGCACCGAACGCATCGACGGCATCGTGTCGCTCGTGATGGCCTTGGGGCTGCACGCCACGGCGACCGCGAAGCCGCCCGAACAATCCTGGGACATCATCTCGCTATGACCACCGAGGCCACCACGGACTTTCGCCTGCACGAGTTGCGTGGCATCGACTGGGGCAACGTGGGCGGTGGCCGCACGGCATCTGGCATCCGGGTTACGGCCGACACATCGATGGCCTGCTCGGCCTACACGGCGTGCATCCGAGTCATCTCGGATTCGGTATCAAGCCTGCCGCTGCATCTCTACGAGCGGCAGCCCAACGGCGGCAAACGGAAGGTTCCCGAGCATCCGCTCTACCGGCTGCTGCACATGCAGCCGAACCCGTGGCAGACGGCGCAAGAGTTCCGCGATTGGATGACGGGGCTCTATCTGCATTACGGGGCGAGCTACGCCGAGATCCGCGCGGGTGTTCGCGGGCCCGTGAGCGAGTTGTGGCCGCTTCACCCGAGTCGCATGGAAGTCGAGCGGCTGGAGAACGGCCGGCTGCGCTACATCTACCGCGAGCCGGATGGCAGGCAGACGGCCTACCGCCAGGAGCAAATCTTCGCCCTGCGGTACACGACCGACGATGGAATTCATCCGATTCCGTCGTACCGGCTGTTCGCCAACGCCATCGGCCTGGCCCAGGCCCTGGAGGCCCACGGCAGCACCTACTTTGGCAACGGAGCCCGGCCGGGCATCGTGCTGGAGTCGGAGAACCCGGTGCCGATCGAGGCAGCCGAGCGGCTTCGCGAGTCGTGGGAACGGATGCACCGCGGCCCGGATCGTGCGCACCGCACGGCGGTCCTGCCGGCCGGCGTGAAGGCTCACGAGCTCAGCGGCTCTAACGAGGCGGCCCAGTTCCTCGAAACGCGGCAGTACCAGGTGATCGAAATCTGCCGGGCGTTCCGCGTGCCGCCGCACATGATTCAAGACCTGACCCGCAGCACCTACTCGAACATTGAGGTGCAGGGCACGGAGTTCGTCCAGCACTGCCTGCTGCCGCACCTCAAGCGGTGGGAAGCCGCGATTAGCCGCGACCTCCTGGCCGAGGGCGAGGACGAGACGTACTTCGCCGAGCACAGCGTGGCCGGGCTTCTGCGTGGCGACCACGCGAGCCGGTCGGCCTATTACGTGTCGGCCCTGCAAAACGGGTGGATGAGCGTCAACGAAATCCGCGAGCTTGAGAACATGAACCCGCTCGGGCCCGAAGGCGACCAGCACTTCATCCAGCTGAACATGACCACGCTTGAAAAGGTGGCAGACGAATCGCCTTCCGAAGATGCGCAACAACCTGTTGATTCAGAATCGTCTGATGCAGAGATTTTGCCAGACATGGCTGCAGCTGCAGACCTTCAGCAGCAAGCATTGAACGGCGCTCAGGTGTCGTCGTTGCTTGAAATTATTACAAGCCTGTCGGCTGGGCTTTTGACGCCCGATGGAGCCAAGTCGCTCATCGTCGGTGCCTTCCCAACAATGCCAGAGGCCACGGTGGACAGCATCATCGCCGGGGTAAACGAAGGCGTGCCGCCCGTTACGGAACCCGCAGGAGTAAATAGTGATGGACCTTGAACGTCGCTGCCTTGCGTTTGACGAAGTTCCCGAGGCCGAGCTGACAATTGAGACGAGGACCAACGGCACGCAGGTGCTTGTTGGGTACGCCGCCGTCTACAACCGTTTCAGCCTGCCGCTACGTGAAGGCGGATCGCAGTTCCGCGAAATCATCCTGCCTGGCGCGTTCGATAAAATCTTGAAGCGACAACGCGGCAATAAGGACGTAGTTGCCTTGATGAACCACAACAGCGACCTCATCCTCGGCCGCACCTCTAGCGGCACGCTTGAGCTTTCAAGCGACGACAAGGGCCTGCGGTACACGGTGACGCCGCCCGATACGCAAGTTGGCCGGGACACTCTTGAGCTGGTCAGGCGGCGCGATCTGCGCGGAAGTTCTTTTGCCTTTTCCGTAGACGCCAAAACCGGCGAGCGGTGGTCAAGTGACGAGCAAGGTGCAGTGCGCGAAATCCGCGAGGTTGCATCTCTGGTAGATGTGTCCGTAGTCCTTACCCCTGCGTACCCGTCAAGCAGCGTCACCGTCGCCATGCGTTCCTACGAGGCGTGGCTAGCCGAGCAGAGCCAGGAGCCGGAGGCCCAGGCGGACTGTTCGCGTATGGCCCTGCGGGGCGTCGCCGCCGCCTGGGCCGCCATTCTGCGGACGAAGCATGTCTGACCGACCACGCTGTCAGTGCGGCGAACAGCTGCGGACACGATCGAGCCGCGCGTGCGGCGACGAGCGGCAGCGGTATCTACGCTGCCCACGGTGCGGCGCTCGCGCTGTGGCGTTTGTGAAAACAACACTTTCCGCAATCCGCTTCTGCAAGGCTCCACGGTCGTAATGCGATTGTGAACTCCACGGCAATCACGCCCTGGAGAAATCACGCATGGACCGGCTTACCGCCCTCCGCACCGAAGCTGCCGATGTCGCTACCCGCATCGAGGCGCTCACCGTTCTCGACACGGACAACAAGTCCGACATCGACGCCCGCAACCTCGAGCTGTCGGGTCTGACCGATAAGGCCAAGTCGCTCGCCGGCCAGATCGACTTCGAGGCGAAGGTCGCCGAGTCGGTTGCCAACCTGCGTTCGGTCGCCGAGCGTTGCTCGCCGGCCCCCGAGGTGCGTGCCGAGCAGCCCAAGGCCCGGATTGAGGCGGTGCGTGACGGTCGGACGCTGAAGGCGTTCCGGTCGCACGAGGATGCCTACCGCGTCGGCAAGTGGCTCCAGGCCACCTACGCGGGCGACGCCGAGGCGAAGCGGTGGTGCCATGACCACGGGGTCGAGGCCCGCACGATGGTCGGTGGCGTCAACTCGGCCGGCGGGTTTGCCGTGCCGGAGGAGCTGTCGCAGACCATCTTGCGAAACGTCGAAACTTATGGAGTGGCCCCGACGGCCCTGCAGAACTTCAACATGTCTTCGGACGTGCTGTCGATCCCGAAGCGGATCAGCGGCGTGTCAGGCGCGTGGATGGGCGAGAACGCCGAGTTCAGCTACAGCGACATGACCGGCACCCAGGTGCAGCTCGTGGCGCAGAAGTTCGGCGTGGCGACCAAGGTCAGCAACGAGCTCTTCGCCGACGGCGTGGGCGTTGCGGACCTTATCGCCACGGAGCACTCGCTCGCCATTGCCAAGGCCCTGGACGAAGCGGTCTTCATCGGTGACGGCACCTCGACCTACGGCGGCCACTACGGCGTGACGGTCAAGCTGGCCGACGCGGCCTACTCGGCGTCGCTCGTCACGGCGGCCACCGGCAACGGTGCCTTCGAGACGCTCGACAAGGAGGACTTCCTTTCGGTGTTGGCCAAGTGCCCGCGCTACGCGTTGCCTGGGGCTCGGTGGTACATCTCGCCGGCCGGCTATCACGCCTCGATGCAGCGGCTGGACCTGAACCAGGGCGGCAGCACGAGCGTCGCCCAGGGCTTCGGGCTGCAGTTCATGGGCTACGGCGTGACGCTGGTTCACCCGATGAACAGCACGCTCGGTGCCGACACGTCGAAGGTCAAGGTGCTCTTCGGCGACCTCGCCATGGCTGGTGCTCTCGGCCTTCGCCAGGGCTACCAGCTGCGGGTGAGCCAGGAGCGGTTCGTGGAGCTCGACCAGACGCTGGTCTCGGGCGTCGTGCGGGCGACCGCGAACTTCCACAGCCTGGGATCGACGACCGAGGTTGGCCCGGTGGTTGCCCTGCGTACCGCTGCGACGAACGTCTAGCCCTCTGACCCTCTAGGAGAACCTTCGACATGATCCACGTTGCAGCGACCAAGAGCGTCGTGAGCGGCAAGGCGTCGGTGTACACGTCTTCGCAGACGAACACGCTGACCCTGGACACGCTCGGCTTCGACTACGCCTCGATCGACGTGATCTACGGCCCGGCGGCCAGCACGTCCAGCGTGGCCCAGACGCTCACCCTGCGTCAGGGCGATGCGTCGAACGCCGTCACCGAGACGGTGGCCGGGTTCACGGGCGACATGAAGCCGGCGGCCTACGCCGGCCAGACGGTGTCCACGACCATGACCATCAGCCGCCTTGAGGTGGACTGCCGCGGGAAGAAGCGGTACTTGGCCATCGCGACCTCGCCCAACACCGATACGGTGGTCGTGATCGCGGCCCGGCTGTCGCGCGGCGAGGAGTCGCCCTACAACGCCACCACCAAGGGCGTGTCGGTCAACACGGCCGGCTGACGCTTGACACGCTGACGATCCTGAACGGGCGGCTCACGCGACGTGGGCCGCCCGTTTGCTTTACCAGAGGATCGCCATGCAAGTCACCGTGGGCGGGTCGCAGGTTGACATCCGGGTCGAGGCCGTGTTCTCAATGCCTCGGCTGGGGTTTAACGACAACTTCTTTACCTGGGCCCAGGCGCTTATGCCGCTCGGCATTCGGCCCACAAAGGTCACTGGGGCCTTTTGGGATCAGTGCATGGAGCGTGTGTTCGAGCAGTTCGTGGACAAGTGCGAGTATCTGCTGACGATCGACTACGACACGTTCTTCACCAAGGAAGACTTAGAGCATCTCTTTGCCTTGGCCATGACGTTTCAGTGCGACGCCTTGACCGGCCTGCAGTGCAAGCGCGAGGACGGCAGGCCCATGCTCACGCTCAAAGGCACGCTCGACAATCCGCCCAAGGACGGCAAGACCGATCTGCCGATGTCGTGGTTCGCCCAGCCGGTGCAGGAGGTGGACACGATCCATTTTGGTTGCACGGTGATCTCGACCGCAGCGCTCAAGCGAACGCCAAAACCGTGGTTCCATTCGCGGCCGGGCCCGGACAACTCGTGGAATGACGGCAGATTAGACGCCGACATATACGCCTGGAAGAACTTCCGCGAGGGCGGCGGCAATCGGGTCTTCGTCACGCCCCGCGTCGTACTGGGCCACGGTGAATACATGATTACGTGGCCAAGCCAGAAGTTTGGCACGCCCGTGTACCAGTACGCCACCGAGTTTTGCAACACGATGCAACGCCCCGAAACTGCATGGAGGCTACCCCAGGAATGAAAATACGGATGGTGCAGAGCTACCGCGTGTACCGGCGTGGCCAGGTGTTGCCCGACGTTCCTGAGGGCATGGCCAACGACTGGATCAAGCGCGGCCTGGCGGTCGAGGAAACGCAGCAAGACATCGAAACGGCGGCCCTCGAGCCGGTGGTCGAGCGGGCCGACGCCACCCTCAAGCGAAAGCGTAAGCCGTGAAGTACCGCAGCCTGTCAGTCGCGACCGCGCCTGTCGTCGAGCCAGTGACGCTGGCCGAGACCAAGGCGCACTGCCGCGTGGACACAACCGACGACGACGCCTACATCACCACGCTCATCACGGCGGCCCGCCAGTGGGTCGAAGAGTACCTCGACCGGGCTTTGGTGCAGCAGCGGCTGACGATGCGGCTAGACTCGTTCCCGTACGAGATCGAGCTGCCGCGCCCGCCGATGGCCACGTCAGGAACCGCTACCGCCGTCACGGTGACGTACACGCTCGGCGACGAATCGACCGCCACGCTTTCGACCGCCAACTACCGGGTAGACCGCAACAGCACGCCCGGCGTGGTGCGGCAGCTGCGGAGCGGGACGTGGCCAGCGAATTTGGACGACTACAACGCCGTCACGGTGACGTGGTGGGCCGGCTACGGGGCAAGCGGCACGAGCGTCCCCGCTGCGATCCGGCACGCCATCCTCATGTTAATCAGTCACTGGTACGAAACCCGCGGCGCAACGGTTTCGACCGGCGCGGTTCCGCAGGACGTACCATTCGGCGTCAAGTCGTTGCTGGACTCCGTGCGGTGGGGATCTTACCGATGATCGATCCAGGCCGCATGCGAGAGCGGGTGACCGTGCAGATCGCCAGCGGGGCTACGAACTCGCTCGGCGAGCAGGTGCTGACCTGGAGCAGCTCGTCGTCCGTGTGGGCGAGCGTGGAAGGCGTCAGTGCCCGCGAGGCCCTGGAGGCCGGCCAGCAGGACACGACGATCACTCACCGTGTGCGGCTGCGGTATCTGCCCGGCCTGACGCAGCGGGATCGGCTTGCCTGGCGCAACCGCACGCTGAACATCATTAGCCTGCTCGAGTACGGCAACCGCTCCGAGCACGTCGCCATCTGCGAAGAGGTGGTGTGATGGCAGACGGGCCAGACATTACGGCCAAGTTCCCGCAGTTGGAGCAACTTCGCGCCGCATTTCGAGGATTGCCGAGAAACATCGCTGCCAAGTACATGGGTGCCGCGCTAAACAAATCCATTCAGCCTGGGCTGCAGTTGCTCAAGACTCTGACGCCTCGAGGCCCCACCGGAAATCTCAAGCGAGCAATCCGCAGCAAGGTCAAGCGATACACGGGCAGCCCGACATCACGCAATCCCGCGAAGAGCCCCGGCGCTGCCGTAGCTATGGCAGGATACGCCGCTGCGCCGCGCACAAAGAAAGACGACCTGAAGTCCTACCAAAAAGGGTTTCATGCCGGTTTTCTGGAGTTTGGAACAAAACGTCGGCGCACCAAAGGAAACATCGCCAGCAGTTTTAGGCGAAGCGGCAAAGTGAAGACGATCGTCGCCAAGCGATCCGGCGCTGTGACCAGCAAGCCGAGGCCGCCAAAAGGATTCGTCAGAGTCGTGCCGCGTGGTGAGACTGTGGATCTCGGAGAGTTTCCGATTGGCGGGACGGCTGGCGTTCCGCCTGTTAAGACGGCGTTTGATCGCTCGCGCGCGACCATGTCGTCAGCCATGGTTTTGGAAATGACCAAGGCACTAAACAACGCCATCAAGGAAATGGCCAGCCCGTTCCGTGCTGGCAGGAAATAATCCATGCCACTCAAGTCACCCGAAGCCGTTCTCCGCACCGCCCTGGTTGGCACGACCAACGTCACGTCGTTGGTTGGCCTGCGGATCTACCCAGTGCTGGCCCCGGCATCCGCCTCCCTGCCGTTCGTGACCTGGCGGCGGGCTGGCATCGAAAGGCAGCAGACGCTCGGCCGCCCGAGCGGTCTGCCTCGGGTCACGGTTGAATACAGCATTTACGGGACGACCTATGAGCAGGCCCGCGAGACGGCCGATGCCATGCGTGTCGTTCTGGATGGGTACGGCGGGACGACGGACAATACAGAAGTCAAGCAAACGTCGCTGGAAGACGAGTCCGACGACTTCGTCACGCTGGCTGGTGCAGACCTTCCGCCCGTGTATCAGGTGACGCAGCGCTACGACGTTTTGTGGAGCGAGGGATAAGACATGCCATACACGCCCCATGATGGTTCCGGCACCACGTTTTCGTTTGCCAGCAGTACGTATACCGTCACGAGCATTACGTACAGCATCGCCGACAACGCCGCCGCAGACCAAATCGACGTTTCTCACCTTGGACAAACAACCGGGGCGACCGTGCTTACGCTGGCCCGTCCGCTCAAGGGCTCGGCTGGCGATACCGGCAAAGAAGTGACCATCGAATACCTGGCCGCCTCGGGCGCGCCGATTGCGCAGGGCCTGACGGGCACGCTGGCGATCACTGGTGGCATCACGCTGAGCGTAAGCGCCACTTGCAAGTCTTCTAGCGTCACGCTGACTGTTAATGACGCTGTCCGTGGCTCTGCCGCCTTCCAGGTGCCGTAGCCCACAGGGAGCCTCCCGTGGCTAGCTACAGCACAAATGTTGCGGTGAGTTGGAACGGCACGCCGTTTGTCGAAGTGACCGGCCTGTCGTGGACTTACGGCGGCGGTGCGCCAAAGGGGAGGTCCGTGATTTGGACCGACGAGGCCGGTGACTGCAGCGTCGAGTGTCTGGGGTCAGCCAACACCAGCACGAGCAACTACGGCACGCGCGGCGATTTGGTGATTACCGGAGGCGGCCAGGCGTTGACAACGAAGGCAGTATGGGAGTCGCTGAGCGTCGCGTCAGAAGTCAACGGCGTCACGCGATTCACCGTCACATTCAAGCTCTTGGACAACTAACTCATGGGACTTAAGGAACAGATCAAATCGGCCAGCGTGCGTAAGCCGCTCCGCGTCCACGTCAAGGAATGGAACCTCGACGTGTACGTGCGGGTCATGAGCGTCGGCGAGCGCGACGACTGGGAGCTGGCCTGGCTCGACATCCGCAGCCGCAGCGTCGAGAAGTTCCACAACTTTCGGGCGTTCTACCTGGCCCGCACGCTCTGCGACGAGCACGGCGTGCGAATCTGGAAAGACGACGAGCTGCACGAGATCGCCGCCCTCGACGGCTCCGTGATGGGCGAGCTGTTCGAGGTGGCACAGAAGCACAACAAAATCACGGAGGCGGACGTAGTCGAACTCGCCGGCGAGCTTTAGCGCCAGGCCATCCAGGCAGTTCCTGTTCATGCTGGCCGGTCATCTCAAGATGACCGTGCGAGAGATTGAGGAGCGAATGGATTCTCGCGAGCTCTCGGAGTGGCTGGCGTGGGCTAGGTTCTTTCAGCCGCTGGACAACCCGTGGGCGCAGGCCGGCATCATCGCGAGTGCGACGCTGGCACCGTACTCACGCCGCGGCAACGCGCCGAGCCCAAAAGACTTCATACCCGTCGAGCGACCGCCGCAACACAAGACACAGCTACTCGACGTACTGGCACAAATGAAACGAGACCTGGACGGTAAGTGACATGAGCACAGCACTCGGCCTCGCCATGCAGATCAGTGCCAACACGGCACAACTGGCCACCGCCGTGGCCGACGTGAACAAGCGCCTTGATGCCATGGGCCAGGCCGGCGTCAAGGCGTCGCGCGACCTGGGCACGCTCAAGAACATCGAAATTGGCCGGCTAGCCTTGGACGGCGTGCAAGCGGCGACCAGTGCTTTCTTGAGCCTGACCGGTGCCGTGACGGGGGCAGTAACAACCATCACTAACTTTGCCTTGGCGGCCGGCCGGCAGCTTGACGCACTCAACGACGTGGCAAACAGGACCGGCGTTGGCGTCGAAGCCTTGCAGGCGTACAGCCGTGCCGCCGCAGAGAACGGCATCGAAATTGATTCGTTTGCCAAGCAGATCCAGAAACTCACCATCAACATCGGAAAGGCGACGCTGGACGAAAAGGAGCGCGAGAAGTTCGAGCAGCTTGGCCTGACGTTTGAGACCCTCAAGTCGCAGACGCCCGAGCAGCAGTTTGAGGCGATAGTCGATTCGTTGTCGAAAATTGCTGACCCAGCCGAGCGAGCCGCCAGGGCGGTACAGTTTTTCGGCAAGGGCGGCATCGAGCTCGGCGAGTTGTTCACTCAAGGGCCGGGTTATCTGGCAAGCATCCGGCGCGACACTGAGGCGCTCGGAGGCATCATCCGCGAGGACTCGGTCAAGGCGATCGACAACATGTTCGACGCTTTCGGCCGCGTCGGCTCAGTGGTTACTAACCTATCCAACCAGATCCTCGGCGAGCTTGCGGGCCCGATTGCAACAATCGCCGAGCAGCTTATCGGAGTGATTAGGGAAGCAGGCCCGCAACAGATTGCTCAGCAGGTGGCCCAAGGACTTCTTGATTTCATCCAGCTGGCTGGCAATGCGTTCTTCAATCTGGCCCAGTTCATCGAAGCGTTTATCAAAAAGTTTGCCCCGATCCTGGGGCTCGACATCCGCACCGAGGCCGAAAAGGAACTCGACAAGCTGCGTGGCGATCAGATGCGGGCGGCACAAGGGGAAGGTGCGGCCGTCGATGGATTTGGCCGCCCGCTGGCAAATGCTGCTGCCATTGAGGCAGAGGCCCGGAAGCGTACCGAGCGGATCGTTCAGCTAGAGGCACAGATCGCCGCAGAAGCATCGGGCAGTGTGTTGCGGCAGTTCCAGGCCAACTTCAACGCAGCCATTGACACGGCATCGGCCTCGTTGGAGGCCCGCATCGAGGGTGGCAAGCCTGACGCCGTTGTCGCAGACCAGCTCGCGGAACAGAAGGAAACGAATCGGCTGCTGCGCGATCAACGATTCGGCACCGTCGATCTTGTTGGTGGAGGTTGAGCCATGGCCGTCATTAATTTTCGAGAAGTCATCCCGCGCACGTTCTCGCACAAGTTCGGCGAGGCTCCGACGGCCGAGCGGAAGTTCGTCGTCACCGTGGACGAACCGACTCCGCAGCAGGCGATCATCAACGCCATCGGCATTTTCCATGGCGCTGTGCATCCCGAGTACTTTTATTTGCGGTGCCTCGAGGGCAGCTTCACCGAGACGGATCGTCAGCACGTTGAGGCCACCTTTCGATACGAACTGCCAGAACAGCCAGACCTTGATCCAAATCCGCTGGCCAGACCAGACGTGTGGAGTTTTTCGGTCAGCGGGTCCAGCGTGCCTGCGTTGGCGTATTACGACGGCGTTGGAAACGGCAACCTGCAAGCCTTGGTCAACAGTGCCGGCGAATTCATTGAAGGGCTGACGACGCTAGTTGGCGAAGTGAAGGCCACGATTGCGTGGAACCGCCCTACGTTCCCGTTGGGCATTGCCTCTCAAGTAACGAATTCCATAAACGACACACCGTACCTCGGCGGCGCTGCGCATACATGGCAGTGCGCAGGAATTTCGTCTTCGCAAGAAGTCGAGGTCGTAAACGACGTAGAGATCCGTTACTGGTCTGGCACGACCGAACTCGTCTACCGGCCGCAGACGTGGAACCTTGTCGTGCCTGACGTGGGATTCACGTTCAAGAAAAACGGCAAGCGAAAACGATCATACGTGGAAAACAAAGACGGCGAGTATGTGGACAGCCCGTCGCCCGTGCCGCTGCAGGAAAACGGCGACATCGAAGAAAACCCAGACGCACCCGTGCGGCGCGTGGTGCGTCGCGTTTATCAAGAAGTGAACTTCAACAACTTTTTTGGTGTGCCGCCGTTTTAGGAGATGACTCATGCCCGACCTGAACTACACCATCAATGGCCAGGTGACGAAGGGTGCCCTGTCGCAATCCTTCGCCGCCTCTGGCGTCACGGCCGACATGGCTACGGCGGGCGTGCTGAGCGTCACGCTGAACCTCGGCACCGCCACGGTGCAGATCAGCACGGCCACGCTCGGCTCTCTGGGCCTGGCGTTTGCCAGGTCGCTGGCGACGACGACGACGCACACCGTGTCGTTCGGCCGGCTCGACGGCACGAACCTCTACGAGACGGTGCGGCTCAAGGCCGGCGAGGCGGCGGTGCTGCGGCTGGCGGCCGGCAGCTACGCGGCCAAGGCCGCCGTGGCGAATACTCGGCTGGTGCTCACCGTCTACGAGGACTGACCGTGGCAGGAGCCAAGCGTCCAGACGGCAAGGCAGCCAAGACCGAGCGCGTCGCGTTTACGCGGCCGGCCGCCGAGCGTATTGGACGGGTCGTGCGGATCGTCGAGGCCGGCGACCGCGGGGCCGAGGGGCTGACTTTCACGCCCAAGATTACGGGCGGCGGAGGAATTAAGTTCCGCGTCTGCACGTTCACGGGGGCGTGGAGCAAGAACTCTGCAAAGGTCGTGACGTTCAAGTACCAAACCAGCACGCCGAACACCGTGACAGCTACGAATCTGTTTGCGGCCGTGCCTGCCTCTGGCAACTGTGCCATCGCTCGCGAGGGCACGGCCTGGTTCCTCATCGCCGCAGAGTGCGACTAATGCTCGACGACCCGCTGGGCCTCATCGTGCAGGGAATTGCCATCCTGGCCGCCGGGATGTACCCGATTGGGCTTATGCTCGGTTCTCAGTGTTCGCCGTGCTGCTGCCCGCCGGCGAGATGTACGCACCGAGCCGACTGGGAGGTTCGCTACCCAGGTGAGGGCTGTAGAGACGGATACCGCCAAGGCGGAACTGCGCGTTTTGGGTGGGGGGTGACCGCTGACGCGCTACCATCAGCAACGACGTTTTCCGACGGACAACTTGAGGGTCCAGCAAACAACGAAGCTGCATACCTAAGGGTTCCCGCTGGCGAGTTTCCTGATTTTTCGCAGGAACTCCGCGATGCAGTGCAGCAAGCCTGGGAACTTTCCAATGTCTACAACCCCGAATACCCAACGGCCGAAATTGAACCAGAGTTCGCCCTGCTCATTACCTCACAAGAATTTTGGCAAGACAATATCGTGGAGTGCAGCAGGTGTCCGGTGTGCTGTCCGGATTTGAGCCTCGGTGTGGAATTTCAATATATCTCGTTCTTCGAGCCCCGCGTTCGTGTGTTTTTCGATTGGTCTAGCTACGGCACGCTCGGCGAGTGCTCGCAGACCGAAGTTGCAGCCGTTGAATCTTCTTGGACATTTTCGGGAATAAGCGTTGATAGCGAATCGATTGAAGCAACAACAAACATCGTATGGTACGACGGCGAGCTCGTTGTAGACGCGACCAGCCTTATAAACGATTTGCAAGACTGGCTTGACGCTCGCCCGCTTCAGGACCTGCGGATCACTGACATCGAGCCCTGCGAGTGCGGCGCGTGCTGTGAGGGCGGCGAGTGCGTTGACGCCGTTGTCGAATCGAATTGCACGGGCGATTGGCTCGGCGCTGACACGACGTGCGAAGACGACGGTCCTTGCCCGACAGGTTCGTGCTGCGACCCCAATACCGGCAACTGTGCGATCACTGGCCCGTCTGGTTGCGACCCAGAAAACTATACACCGGGCGGATCATGCGACCCGAACCCCTGTCCTGAGCCGTTGCTTGGTGCCTGCTGCGAAAACCTAAGCGGCAACTGCACGCAGACAACTCAGGCGAATTGTTCTGGAACGTGGATTGAGGGTGCCGAGTGCGACCCGAATCCATGCGAGCGGCTGCTTGGTGCCTGCTGCGCAGGGGGTTGGTGCATCGAATCCACCGAAGAGGAGTGCCTTTCCGCGGAGCTTGGATTCACATGGCAGCCTGGGTTCTGCGACCCAAATCCTTGCGAGTGATGAAATGATAATTCGCGTGCGTCGCGAGGCCGTTGAGCAAAGAGCGGCGCGTTTCCCGGAGTACCGCACTGCCGTAGAGGCTCTGGCAACGGCCACAGACGAAACTCATTACACGGTTCCGGGCCCAGAGTATTTGGCCCTCGTTCGCAAGTACGTTTCCCCAAAGCAAGCATCCGCGCCACGACGCAAGATGTTCGCGCTCGGGGACGCTGTCGAGACAGTTTTGACAAGCGTTGGCATCACGAAAGAGTTGGTGCAGCGCGTGACCCGGACGAAGGACTGCGGCTGCAAGGCACGGCAGAAGTGGCTGAACCAGTGGGGCTACAAGCAGCAGGAGCGGATCGAGAAGGCCGTGAACACCGCCGCCAAGTGGTACGGCATCACTTGACACGCCGGCCACGATGACGGGCGAAAGGGATGCCCGTGCCGCGCGACCACGTATTCACATTGAACGGCGACGAGCGGTGGCTCATTCGCTGGACTGAGCTCAAGGGCCAGGCGTACGGGATCACTTACACGCAGAAGTCCACGCACCCGCGCATCGTGCTGCACGACGGGATGCGTGGGAAGCACCGCCTCACGGTACTCGTCCACGAATTGCTGCACGCGATCTTTCCGCAGGCCAGCGAAGAGGTGGTCGAGCAGGCCGGCAAGGACATCGGCAAGGTGTTGTGGTCACACGGCTACAGGGAGGTGCCGAATGGCGAAGGCCAGTAGCGTCGTCGATGAGGTGCTGTCGCTGATCCCGCAGCACCCAGGCGTGCGCCCGTGGTGGGAGCGGCTGGACGCCAAGCAGGCCGAGCTCGCCGAGTCGATCCTCGAGGCGTGGCACAGCGGCAAGTTTGGGCCGCACCGACGCCCGGCGGCCAGGGCTATTTCGCACGTTCTCAAGCGTCACGGCGTCTCTATCGGCGAGCAAGGAGTTGACTTGTGGCTAAAGCGCAACGCAGCCAAATCGTGACCGAGATTGCGGACGCGGTGGCCGACGCCGCACAGCTCGCGGCCGACGCCGAGCTGGCGCGGCTGCGGTCCGAAGTCGCCACGCTGAAGGGTCGGTATAAGGCCGCGCTGGCGCAGATCGACAAAGAGCGGGAACGGGCGGATTCGCTTGTCGCTCTCAAAGGCATTTCGGCGACACGTCACAAACCACCTGTCGCTGGCCGCAACACCAAGCACGCCGGCACGATGGTGCTGCTAGTCAGCGACGTTCACTGCGAAGAGACGGTGCGACCGGAGGCGGTGAATTTCACCAACGCCTACGACCTCGACGTTTGCGATTTGCGGATCGCGGAACTTCAGCAGCGGTTCCTCGCAATGCTCGAACACGAGCGCGGACTTGCCAAGATTGACCGCGTGGTCTTGTGGTTTGGCGGCGACATGATCTCGGGAATGATTCACCCCGAACTTGCGGAGGAAAACAGCCTGCACCCGTTGGCCGCTATCCGCTGGATCGGCGAGCGCCTGCGTGGATTCGTGGACGCTGTGTCTGACAACGCCAGAGAGGTCGTCGTGGCAACCTCGTGCGGCAACCACGGTCGCACTACGGAAAAGCTGCGAACGAACGAGGCCGACACGTCGTACGAGCAGCACCTCTACTTGACGATGCGAGCGTCGGAGTCACGCAAGAACGTGCAGTGGCACATTGGCGAAGGCCACCTGAACTACCTTCACCTCAACGGGTTCGCAATTCGTTTTTGTCATGGCCATGCAGTGAAGTTCCAGGGCGGGATCGGTGGCGTGCATGTGCCATTGAAGAAGGCCATTGCAGCGTGGGACACGACGCAGCGCGCTGACTTGACGTGCATCGGACATTGGCACCAGTTCAGCGTCGGCCGCAACTACGTCACGAACGGCAGCGTTATCGGGCCTTCGGCGTACAGCGTGCGGATCAAGGCCGAAGGCGGCGAACACCCGTGCCAGGCCGCCATCGTGATCGACCACGAACGAAACGAGATGACGAAGGCGTACCGAATCTTCTGCGACCGCGACCTCCGAAAGGGCAAGGAATGACCACCACGACACTGCAACAGGCGAACGACGTGCTGCGATCTGCAGTGCAGACCCGGCTCGACGCGACGCCGCCGGAACCTCGGAGGTTCTATCCAAGTACCGAGGAATCGCAAACGGAGACATACGCCGACTGGGAGCCCGGATTCGTGGACCCGACGCCCGCCGAGCAGACGCTACGCCAGGCCGTCGCCGCCGTCCGCGACCGGCACACGAAGTACGGACCGCCGACGCAGCACTTCGCCCGCACGGCTGCGCTCGTCAATGCTGCCTTCGGCACGACGTTCACGGCGGCCGACTGGGCCCTCGTCATGGTGCTCGACAAGATCGCCCGGCAGCGCGGACCTGCGGCGACCGACGACGCGGCGATCGACATCGCGGGATACGCGGCGTGTCACCAGGAGTGCCGGCAAAGCCAGTGAGCCGGGCCCTGCGTTGAGCGTGCTGGCAGCGTGTCTCCCTTTCCGCGCTGCCGGCCGCTCCGCAGGTGCTCGGCCCGTCACCGGGGCTTCCCCGGCCCGCCGAGGTCGAGGGGCGGGAGGTAGTCCAGGGCGGACTCTATCCCCACGATCCGGTCGTCGTAGTAGTGCGTCTCGGCCATTTCCTCGCTGCTGTGCCCGAGCTGCGTCTTTGCCGACTTGCCGGCCCGTTTCATGTAGGACGCCGTGCTCTTGCGAATCGAGTGAAACGGGTGGTAGGGCACGCCGGCCGTGCGGCACAGCACCCGGAGCGACCCGTACGCCGACATCATCTTCCGCCCCTCCAGCCAGGGCCATACGAGGCTGTCTGGAGGCCGCTTCATCAGTCCCAGCATCCTGGCCAGTTCCGGCGAGATCGCCCGCGTAATCGTCTCCCGGTGGCCTTTGCGTGTGGCCGCCAGGAACGTGAGGCTGCACCGCTCCAGATCCACCTCGGGCCAGCGGAGGGCCATGACGGCACCGATCCGCTCGCCGGTCTGGTACATGGCCATGATCTTGGTCGGCCAGTACCAGGCCGCCGGGACGCCCTCGACGATGTAGCCCTTCCGGTGCCGGGCTGCGTTGATAAGCGTCTGCAGTTCCTCGACCGTGTAGGCGACCGGGCGAGGGCGGGGCACGCGCGGTCGTGCGTAATCTGGGAACTCGAGCAGCTCGCCGTTCGCACGCTTCATCCGCTTCCTGGCGCACCAGTTCCAGAGCGTGCGAATGTGGGCGCTGTCTTTGGCCACGCTGGCGGGGCTCAACAAGCCCTTTCGCTGGTTGCCCTGCTGGGCACGGGCCCGGAGGAACCGGGCCACCACGAGGTCGCTGAGGTCGTCCAGCGTTGGCTCGTGGCCAAGATGGTCACGGAAGCGGTCGAGCGTCTGTCCGTAGAGCTCGACGGTGCGGTCGGACAGATCCTTGAGGACGGCAATTTGATCGACCAACAGGCTTCGCAGTAGCATCGGCTTCTCCTTGCAAAAAGTTGGGCAGTGTAGGGCGGCGGCTCACAGGTGTACAGTGATCGCCATCCCACCCCGTCCGCTCATAACAACTGGCCTTGACGGCCTCGGAGTAGTGTACAGCGGTGCGAGTTTCGGAGACAATGCCGGTGGGCGGGCCAGACCGCCCGGCTCCGATTTGACCCAAGTTGCGGAATCGCTACGATTCCCGCAATGATCGCCATGGCCGCCGTAGAAGACGACTGGATCTCCGTTGCGAAGGCAGCCGAACTGGCCGGCTGTTCGGAGCAGTACATCCGCAAGGAGCTGCTGGGCAACGTCGAGGGCGACGCTGCCCGCACGTCTAGCGGACGCCTGGATGGTTGGCGGCCCAACGGCAAGGCGTGGCTGGTCAGCCGCCGGTCAGTGCTCGAGCTCGCCGAGACGCTTACGACCAGGGCGAAGAAGAACGCCGGCAAGCGGACGGCGTCGAAAAAGCCCCGCAAAAAGTAGGCGAGGGCCGACGATGCAAAAATCTTCTCAAGTGCTCTTGACCGTAGTTGCGATATTGCTACCGTATGGCCGTGCAAGGACGCACGACCGAGTCAGGACGCAAAGGACATTGCCATGAACGCTGAGCTGTGGATCGAGCTGGTCGTTGTGTTGCTTCGCATCTTCGCCGCCGGAATTGCTCGTTGACCGTAGTTGCAATAACGCAGCGCACGTTTGGTCGTGTGTACGGAGTTTCCAATCCCCTCATTTTGTCGGAACGACCCCTTGACGCCTTGCTGTACGGGCGTATCGTACCGAACCAATCACGAAAGGAATCGCCACATGAGCACTCATCCCGACGATCTCGCGAACATCAACCCGCCCGGCTGGCACCACGCGCACGCTGACGGCGTCCACGTCTGGGCACGCATGCCAGGCGACGCTGAGGCGGACGCCGCCGCCCAGGGCATGCAGGAAACCTACGGCGGCACGGGCCGCATCCGTGACGGCCGCCTCGTCTCGAGCTACGCCGTCGGCGACCGCATCCAGTGGCGTGACGAGCGCGGCGTCATCCGCCGTGGCGTCGTCGTCGAGACGCTGACCGACACGCAGTACCACGTTCGCAGTCATGTGCCAGACGTGGGCAACGAGCACCATGCGGTTAGCGAGGAGCAGACGCTGCCGTTCTGAGCGAGACAAGGAGCCCGGTGGAACCGGGTTGACCACGGAAGGGACCACAGCCGGCAAGGCAAGGACGCGGAGCCGGTTTTCACAACGGACGGAAGACAGAAACGAAAGGACATCGACATGGTTCAGATCCGAAAGGCCCGCCGCAGCGCCACCAAGCTGCGGCTCCTGCTCACCGGCCCCAGCGGTAGCGGGAAGACCTGGGGTGCCCTGCAGATCGCCAAGGGCATCGGCGGCAGGTGCGTCGTCATCGACACGGAGGAAGGCTCGTCCGACCTCTACGACCACCTGCATGACTTCGACGTGATCGACCTCCGTCCGCCGTTCTCACCCGAGCGGTACATCGAGGCGATCGCTGCGGCCGAGGCCGCTGGCTACGAGGTCATCATCGTGGACAGCGTCACGCACTGCTGGAGCGGTTCTGGCGGGTGCCTGGAGATCCTCGAGGACGTGGCGAAGGCCCAGTTCCGGGGCAATACGTGGTCGGCGTTCAGCGTCATCACGCCGCGGTGGCGGGCGTTCGTGGACAAGCTCCTGCGGTCGCCGGCCCACGTCATCTGCTCGGGCCGCTCCAAAACGGAGACCGCGCAGGTGGACGACCACGGGAAGAAGAAGGTCGCCAAGCTGGGCATGAAGCTCGAAGCCCGCGACGGGCTGGAGTTTGAGTTCACCTGCGTGCTCGACGTGATTCACGACGGGCACTACGCCACGGTCAGCAAGGATCGCACCGGGCTATTCGCTGGCGATCCCAAGCCCATCACGGCCGAGACCGGGCGTCGGCTGGCCGAGTGGCTGGCCGGCGGGCACGCGGTCGAGCCGCAGGCGATAGACGACCAGGCGGTGGTCGCCAAAGCCCGTGAGGCGATTCGCACGGCGACCAGCGTTGACAGGCTCGACACGTTGATGGCTGTCGTGGCCCAGCGTGTTGTTGAGCGGCGGATCACGACTGAGACGGCCACTGCCCTCGGCGGCGAGGCGGCGGCGAAGCGGACGGAACTGGCGATCGAGAACACCACCACGGCCGTGACGGCCTGACAGAAAGGAACGACAGACATGGACTTCACCATTTCGCAGAACGACCAGACGACGGCGGGCATGATGGACCGCGAGATCGTGCCGGCCGGCACGCACCTCATGGAGATCAAGGCCGCCGAGGAGAAGACCAACGAGTACAAGCGGTGCGACGAGAACCCCGAGGGGCACGTACTGGCCCTGCGGCTCGCAACGAACGGCGGCAACTTCCGCTTCGTCTTCGATGACATTCCGCAGCACCTGGGGTGGCGGGCCCAGCAGCTGGCCGCCGCGTGCGGGTTCGACGTGGCGAGCGGCGTGCTCTCGCTGAACCCGGATGACCTTGTCGGCCGTGTCGTGAACGTGGAGATCAGCCACTACACGAGCAAGGCCGGCAAGGTGTCGGCGGTCGTGAAGCGGTACCAGCCTGCAACGACGCCTGCGGCCAACAAGCCGAGGGCCACGCAGGTGCGGCGCGCATCGGCGGCGAAGGTGACGGCGGCGTCAGACGACAACATCCCGTTCTGAGGAGGTAGCCGTGGTCTACAGATCAGTCATCAACGTGAAGCCCAACGGCCTGGTCGAGGTGTACCACCAAGAGGGCGAGGTGGTCGAAGTTCCTGACAAGCACGAGATCAGTGGCATCGGGATGTACGTCAGGCTTGCCGGTTCGTGGCTCTACAAGTTGACGCCCGACTGGAGGCCGACCCGGCGGGAGGCTTCCCTGCGGGCGGCCGAAGAGCTCGAGCGGATCGCAGATGGCGTGATCGACCAGGCCGCAGCACTCCGGGTCGAGAGCCAGCAGGCAGCCGCGGACGCGCGGGCACCCGCTGCTAGGGAGTCAACGTGATGGCTTGGCACGACTCGTTTTACGCGATGAAGAAAAAGCCCCAGCCGCAGGGGCAAACCCGGACTACGGGAGCGGCCCCGAAGCGGGCGACGGGCAAATCCACCGCAGCCGCTGCCAGCGTCCCTCCACGGGTGAAGCGGTCGCGCCCGGCGTAACCGGGCAAATACACGGACGACAAGGGCTCAACGGATGGGCGTCTACCTCGACACGCAGTGCAATTTGCCGCTGTTTCGCAGCTGCGATCCGGCCACCAGCCAGGCGGCTGGCCGCCGCGCCGAGGAGTTTGTCAGCAAGCACGAGCTGACGATTTTGGCGGCTCTGGCTCAGGGCCCTGGAACCAAGGACGAGATCGCTTCTAGATGCGGCTTGAGTGAGCAGCAGGTTGTGCGAAGACGGGCAGGCATGCTTCGGAAGCATCTGGTCGTGCTGACGGGCGAACTGCGGCCGACGCCGAGCGGTTGCATGGCGGAAGTGTGGATGGCGAAGGAGTGCCAAGAATGACCGACTGCGTTCACAACAGCCAGTTGGTGCGCAAGCGCAACTCAGCAGGCCATTGGATGTACACGTACCAGTGCATTCTGTGCGGGCAGATTGACCGCACGAAGACAGGCCACGGCGCGTGGGTGCCAAAGCCTGCGACGATTGACCTTGATGATCTGCCGATGTGGAGCGACGCCATAGCAGAGGCCGCCATTCAGGCGGCTCGGCTCGCGGCAGAGTCAGTTCAGGCCGAGCATGACCAGGCGTGGTGGGATCGCTACCACGACCACATGAAAAGCGACAAGTGGCAGTCGCTGCGTCACAAGGCTTTGCGGCGTGACAACTGGCTGTGCCAAGGCTGTCTTGAGGCTGCGGCAGAGCACGTCCACCACATGACGTACGAGCGGCTTGGCCACGAGCTGCTGTGCGACCTGGTGTCGCTGTGCGTTGACTGCCACCAGCTCTGCCACCCGTACAAGGACTTGAAAGGACGCGAGCTGTATGGACGCCCTATCGCAGTGCATTGATTTCCTGGGCTGCATCTTTGAGCCCGAGGACATCATCGAGTTTCGCCCGCTGCCGCCGGCTGCCGGCCGCCGCTGGTCAACGCTGACCGAGATCCCGGACATCATCGAGTGGCTCGAGCGGCTGAACCGTGACGAGGCCCAGCGGGTCCACGCCTACTTCGGGGCCAACCCTCGGTCGGCAAGGGGCGTGTCGCAGGCTGAAGGCGTCGCCCTGGCCCGCTGCCTGTTCGCCGATTTCGACGGCGGCGTCTCGTACGAAGAGGCGTTGAGCCGCATCAAGATTGCCGGCCTGCCGTGGCCGACGGCGATTCTGGAAAGCGGCGGCGGCGTGCATGCGTGGTGGCGGC